TTCTAAATTATCCAATCTTTTAAACAATCTTTCCATATCTTCTAATAAATCACTTTTAGTTACATACCTTGTTGGCAGTTCTTCTCTTGTTTTATTAAGCAATATATCTATTCTTTTCATCTCTGTCGCGTTGTTTCTTATACCATAAATTAATGGAGCGTATATTAATGTTAAAATAACATTCCAAAGAAAAAAAGGATTTATGTCCATGCCTTGCTTGCGAAAAGCAATGCTTCCGCACCTCGTCTTTTTACCAAACCTTTATTCACAACCCCAGCACTTTTATTCCATCTTTGCATTTGCTCTGGCACTTCATTGTATTTTTCTTCATTGAGAACTTTTAACATAGTGCTTGATTTTAAGTTGCCCGCACCTAAATTGAATGTCCATGATACCAAAGCATCGAATTGATTTTGGTTTAAATCAACTGTAACTAATTTATCAACATTATCTTCAAACTCTTTTAAATCTTGTTGCAGTAATGCTTCTGCTGTTTCTTCGGTTATGTGCATATTCTCTACCACATCTTTTGTGTGACCGTAACCTATCGTTAAAACATTAGCACTACATAAGTAAGGCTCTAATCGACAACCTTCAAAATGCTTAATTAAATCTATTCCGTTCTGAGATGTTTCCATTAGTCCTTGCTACCACCATTAGATGCACCAAAATAAAAACTAATTACAGCACTTGCTAAACCGCCAAGGTAGCCGAGAACTAAGTTAATGAGTGCCTCGCTGTTCTGCTCTGGTGGTTGTAGTGTTACTAAAAATATATAACCCATAAATCCACCCAAAGTAGCAATACCCATAATTCGAGTTGTCCAATCTTTAGAAAACTTACCTCTCGCATCTTGTATGTCTTTTGTTTCCAAAGCATATAAATCAACATCTAACTCTTTCATCTTAATTTCAAAATCAGTATCAATCTTTTTAAGTTCTGCGAGTTGTTCTGGCGTTGCTTGCTGTACTGCTTGCTCTATCTTCTTTGGCGTTGGCTCACAACCAAGTGCATCAGCTACCATATTGGCTGCCATGTTACCCATAGGCCCACCAAGAGCAGTACCGATTGTAGGTGCAACAGCACCTATTAAGTTTTTAACAAATTTAAATTTCATTATGCACCAACTTTTTTTGTTGCTAGTGTATGTGACTCACCAAAAGTCGCACCTTTATTCATAGCACCAACCATTACTCTTAAGTGCTTGATTGTGTGGTGTTCTGCGTGTCTTTCCATAGCTTTTTGTTGTCGTTTATCTAAAGAAGAAACATTTACGCCTTTAATCATTTTAGCTGATTTTTTAGTTTTCATTGTTTAGTACCCATAAGTTTTTCTAGTTTTCTTTTTACTTCCTTTCATTTTAGATTTTTTTTTCTTAGGATTAGGCATTTCTTTTATTACCTCTTTTGGTCATAGTTTTAACGTATGTTGGATTACCGCCAACGCCTTGAGCTTTTGCTCTTTTTCTTCTAACAGCACTTTTCTTTTGTGCTTCTGTCATTCTTGCAGCTTTAGAGGCTGGCACACATTTTGGGTAACCTTTTCTATTAGTAGATGCTTTCTTTCTACCGCAAGATTCATAACCGCCACCTTTTTTCTTTCGACCTAAATCAACCCAGTTTTCATCGAACCACTTAGCTAATCCATCTGTGCTTTTAGACATTTTTGTATTTACCGCCTCTTTTTTTGTACTCTCTTACAAGCCAAGCATTTGCGTAAGCACTTGGATATACTTTAAATTTTCTCTTTGCTGCCGACTTTACTCTTGAATATAAAGTTGGATTAGTTGGTTTACTAGCCATGTTATCTCCTTACCAGTTTTTGCAAGACCAGTATCTTGCGGTTAGTTTATCTTTAGCTGTATCACATTTATGTCTTGCTCTAAATGATTTACGTCTTTTTGGTTGATTTTTCTTGATCGTCATATTGGGATCACCAAATCGAACTAATCTTACTGTTTCACCCTTTTTTGCCAATACTGCAAACTTTTTATTTTTACCTGGTGTTCTTTTGGGTTTGTTGTACCCACTAAATCTTTCGCCTCGATAAGTTATTGCCATAATTAATGTATCCTACTTTCTTCAATATGTATTAGTTCTGAGTTTTGATCTATTTTTCCCATAAACATAAACATCATTTTATTTATTGCTTCTTCTTCCGAATTAGCTGGGATATCTGTTCCTGTAAATATTTCATCACCTTCTAAAAATTCAATGTCATAATACTTAGTTGTTTGGATTTCCACCTGTAAATAATCCTTGTGATTGTGTTTTAGCGATCTGTCTAAGCGTTTCTCTATCACGTTCCATTAACGCATTTATTTCTGCCACATTAATTTGCGCACCATATTTAGCATTAAGTTCAGCAGCTTTTAGTCTAATGTTAGCTTCTGCTTTATCTCTATCTCTATCGTCATCCATGATAATCTTCATGCGATCTGTTTCAGAATCAATCATTGCTTTCTGTGCTTGCACTTGCGCTTTTTGCATTTCAGCTTGCGCTAACATCTCTGCTGCATCTGGTTTTTGCTGTTCTGGTTGTGGTGGCATAGGCGGTACTTGCGTATTAATAAAAGATTGCGCGTCTTTAAATCCAGCCATCTCAATAATTTTAGTTAATGTATTGGAATATTGTTGTAAGCTAACCAATGGGTTATTCATTCCCATCGTTTGTAGTATTTGCTCTTGCTTGCCCGCTAACTGCGCTAGCAATGCAGACTTTTCTTCATCGCTAGACTTGCTTATTGCGACATTAATTACCATATCTTTATCTGCATCCCAATAACGCGGATCAACAGCGATAAATTCGTTATTTAGGCGATAAACTGCTTGTGAATCCTGATGTTTTATCACTAAACCATTAACAAGTTTGAATAATTGTTGCATCCCACCTTCTGCAAAATGACGGCAAATTAGTTCGATTCTGCCTTGCGCACCACTCATAGTGGCTGAAACTGCGGATTTAGTGGTGGATTGCAATGCATCAGCGTTTAATCCAGCACTTGCTTTAGATACACCAGTTCTGTTTTCTTTGGATTCGTCTAAGTAACCCAGAACAGGGAATGCTTCTTTACCGACAAATGGTACAGAGAAAGGTTGCACCATACCTGGCGCACGCATTCTGATAGGTTGTCCAATGTCAGTGTTTAATACATCATCAATGTTTACTTGCCCTTCAACCACACCCATTCTTGGGAATATTGAGTGACCCAATGAATCCAATGTGTCGCGCATAATCTGTGATTTAGCGGCTTGGATTGGTTTAACGTAATCTGCGGGGCAACTACCAATAGAGGTGTGAGGTTCTGGATCGGGGCAGAACATGACAATAGGAAGGTCATCCCAAGGTTCGCAGTTGACAATATTCGCGCCATTACCAACTGTGCATACTCTGATCCTCTCGTCTATACCATCATCGTCTAAATCGTAAAAACAATAATGTTCAATGTATAAAACTTCTTTTGAGTGTTCGGTGCTAGACGTAGGGTAGACATCTTCACCGAGTGGGTTTCGTGCTTCTCTTTCCGTGTAGGTGTTAGCATCAAAAGACGATCCAGACCCCGCATATTCCTCTATTTCTTCTTTATCGTATCCCATAGCAACTAAGTCAGATACAGTCTTTACCATTCGATGCGCAACATAACTAGAAGATTCTAAACTTCTTGCATCTCTTGATATCAAAACTTCTTCTGGCGGTACAGCTTCTATGCAGACTTGATCCTTTCTTTTCACCCTTCTAATTGTTAGGTCATAACTTGCGGGTGATTCTTGTGTAATTTCTTCGTTGGTTTGTGGGTCTATCATGGTCATAGATTCCATCTTTACCGACTCTTTTACCACTTCTACGTCTTTATCCATGATTAAGGCTTGATATGACATCGGATCAATGTCTGTGTATTCGTGCGTTGTGGAACTCATGGTGTCATCCCAAAAAGCCTTAACAAATCCTGACTTTCTTACGAGTGCATCTTTGAACGCATCGTACAAAACTTTAAAACCAGGATTCTTTTGTTGGACAATATAATTGATATAGTCAGTTTGTTGCTCTGCAACAGGAATATCTTCTGGACTATTAGGTACAAACTCCACTACTTTTTTAGTGCCAAAGAAAGTGCGCATGATTGATGGCAACATAAACAATACGCTATCTCTAACATCAGTCGATATGAACTCAGATTGTAAATCACTGGTATTATCGGGTTCAGTACCCAAGTAATATTCTGTGCTTTCTGCGCGTTCCTTACCTATTTGATTGATGTAATCTTCGGCATCATCCAATTTAGAACGGATAATGCTTTGTATTTTTGTGTAATCTACTTTTTTTGTACCTTTGGCTTTCTTATCTTTTTTATCGTATTTCATAGGTTATCCAACTCTCAAAATTCTTGACTTTAACGGTTTTTTAAAATTATACCCCATAAATGATTGACTTCCACTAAATGAAGCTGCCGCACTTGCCATAGTTAATGCCAATGCATCGGCTCTATCGGGTGACTTAATCCCTCTTTTTTTCATTTCCTCTTTAGATTCAATCTTTATTTTCCCTGTTGATGTGTATTTATAAATTGGTGCAACCAACTCTGCTATCAATTCATCGTCATTTGGCAAGCGACAATCTCTTTGTGCTAACCAATCTTTTATTGCAAACCAAAGTTCTGCTCGCAAGTTTAAAAAATTCTTTTTGGTAGATGGTGCTTCTGCCACATTCACCCCACGCACTGGCAAGTTCTGCTCTGACAGCCTATCCACTACCCCGCTACCTAGCCCGATAACATCGACCAATATCTCTTGCGGTTTTGTCATTACTGTTTCGTTATCATACTTGTTTTTTATCGCCCCGCAAAGTTGCATTAAATCCATAGAGTTAAATGTTTTCATTTCCAGAACAGTATTACCTTGTCGCACACACAACGCAGAGTTATCCCCACCAAATCGCGCCACATCCACACCCCACACAATAGGCGCAGACGCACTCAAAGACACCTCTCTTTCTACCGCACCCCTTGCAAGTTCCATAGGAATAATCGTATCGTCATCCGCGCTTGGAAACTCACCCAACACTTCCACTCTCGCAACGGTCGAATTATCTCCGTATTGATCTAACATACTCTGGAACAGTTTTTGATCCGTACCTTCTACATCGCGCGAGTCTATTTGTTCGTTATGCCAGTATTTGCGCTTGGAATGAAAGCTGTCGTAGAACGGCCCTGTATTTCTTCTTGGGTTAGAAAAAGTAAACCAGTATCTGTCTGCTGTGGGTTCGGAGAAAAACCCTTCCGATACTGAGTAGATGGGTGCGGGAATACCTGATGCCTCATCCATAATTAAACATACTCCGTAGGTGGAGTGAATACCCGCAAATGCGTCTGGGTTTTCTTCCGACCAGAGTTGTGCTTGTGCGTAGTAGTAGCCTGTGTCGATTTGTAGGTCGCGTATCAGTGCTTCTTCAAACCACTTCTCAGGTTTTAGTGAGGTGGCAGTTTTGTGAAACCAATGTGAGTTAATGGATAGCGTAAGCCATTTGCCGAGTTCAGCCCAGGTGCGCGAGCGTAGCTGTTGCTCGGTGTTGGCGGTGACGATGATGGTTGAGCCGAGGCGGGTGGTGAGCATCCAGAGGATCAGCCAAGAAACTAAGGCTGACTTACCGATACCACGACCTGATGCTACGGCTAGTCTAAACATCTCTGGCATATCTAAACTTTGGTTTCTTTGTATGTGATTTCCAATATCTCGCAAAATTTTTTCTTGCCACTTCCTTGGCCCTGTAAAACCTTCGAGGGGGGTGTTCTCTTGATTCCAAGGGAAGGCAAACTTAACAAAGTTTAGTGGACTGTCTTTGATGTCTATAGACCAAAGCTCAGTCATCAGTTGTTTTTCTTGTTCTGCTCCGTACTTCATGGCATTAAAGGATGCACCCGCCAACGGGAGAGAGGAGAAAAAGACGAGTGCATCCGAGAAAGTAATAAAATTTTTGTTCAATAGTTCTATGTACAATACCCCGCGCTCGCAAATCAATGGGGGGGTGTGGATAAATCTGTTGATAACTTGTGAGTATCTTTTTTGCCTGTGTGTAAACTGTTAGCAACTTATGCACAACTGCCCCAGGCACTTGCCCTTGCTTGCTTGCGGGCTTGCGCGCGCTGTGGATAACTTTAATC